TCTCATCTCTCCACGTTTCAGCTCGTTCAGCCGATCAGTCACACCACCGCCCAGGCCGCAATCATCAATGTTGATGTATATCGGTCCCTGGTATTTCGGGTACTCTTTAATAATCCGGTAATAATGTTTGATTACATGACCGGCGGTTTCCATGAGGCCATGCCCACGGTAATTCTCAACCATTCGGCAGTTGAAGTCAGCATTTTCATACATGACCGTTTCATCGCCCCCATAACGAGCCACATCCACCCCTAAGGCAATCCTTTTGCCAAGTACGTTTTTCTCGGTCCGCACTGCCTGCTCAATCAGGTCAAGCATGATGAACACATCATCTTCCTGCTTCGGAAACAGTCCACGGACACGAACACGGACCACGTTGGAATCATAGCCATATTTCTTTATCAGGGTTCGGATACTCTCCTTGTTGGTCCGCACACTGTCCTCTGATGACACCGTATGACAGCTATATAGGCCGCGGTCCTGATTATGGCTATCATAGAATGTGCCGCTGGTCTTTGTCGGGTTTCCGCAAAGTAACAGCTTATTGTTTTCACCAGACAGCGTACCCAGAATGGCCTCCATAATTGGTTCTGCAACGCCGGAAGCCTCATCGACGATGAACAGCATGTTATCCTCATGAAAGCCCTGCATGTTCTCAGGCTTCGTTGCTGTTCTTGCAACCGCAAACCATCTCTTTTCTTTCCCGCGCATAAATATATAGGTCTTGGTCCATTTTAGAATTTCCTGAAGTAATGGCGATCTTTCCTGCCATTTTGAAACTTCGGACCATAACACATCATGCAGCTGTTGTTTTGTTGGAGCTGTAGCAACTACACGTGGATAAGGAAAGCAGGAAAGAAACCATAACAGGGCAACCGCCTCAATACCGGTCTTTCCTACACCCTGGCCAGACTTGATGCTAACCTTGGGGTTATTGGCCAGATCCATAAGGGCCGCCTGTTGCCATTCGTCCGGTTCGAATTGCAGTACCTCCCGGGCGAACAAAACCGGATCCTTACGATATAACGGTGTCCGTTTTTTAAAGAAGGATCTGCGCTCAGCAGACTTGTTTGGTTTGCTGTTGCGACGTCGCAACAAAAGGGAACTCTTTCTCAATCGTCATCCTCCCCCTCGTCTACTCCGGTAACTGCAGCAATCCAGTCATCGACCGCATCTCCCCCTTCTCCATATGAATCGACCTCCTGACGCCGCCGTTCAAGATCAATCTCCATAAGTTCAAGCCGCAACAATCGCTCATCATCCGGATCTGTTATTTCCCTGTATTGCTTCAACATGGAAGCAAGCGTCTGCATTGCCCGGGATTGCGCCTGTAAGTAACTGGCCTGCTTATCGTGGGCAAACAGGAACTCATATTCCAGTTCGGAAGATTTGTTGTTGCCGCTTATGCCGCTGGTAGCGGTCTTGACTTTCTTCAATTCCTTCGTGATGTCGTCCCGATCCTTGACATACATGATCTGCTGGGATCGCACAAGTGCAGTTTGCTGGATCAGGATATTCTCATAAAGTATATCTGCCTGGTCCATACCACGGACTGTCTCCATAATTTCATTAGTCTCTTCTGGCAGCCATTTGGAGTAGAAGCCGTGCTTCTCGGCATTCTTATTTTTCGGCGGTGCAGCACCTCCAGAGTTTCCTGCCGCATTCCGGTTGCCGGGCTGGCCGCCTTTTTGTGTGCACACCTTTTTTGTTTTTGTGTGCATACCTTTTTTCGGATCCTTTGACCACTTGTATCTGGTCTTCCATGACTTGACAGTGTTGAGCGTGACACCGTACTTCTCGGCAATCTCCTTATATTTCATGCCTTTTCGGTAGTCCTCATAGGCTAATTCATAATTTGGCGCTCTCGCGTCACTCAATACCACCACCTCTCATTCGTGTTTGTTTTGTTAACGCCACTACCCCATAAGTTGCAGCAGCTCATTCCTTTTCAGCCGGTTATTTTCCCAGGCTGGCTCCCAGGTCGCAAACCTTTCGTCTTGAGGGAACCGCTCCAGTTTGCCGGCGGCTATCATATCCACACTATCACACAAAATTTTCACACTAATCGGAAACATGGCATTCCACAAATCATGATAGTCCCATGATCGATCAATAAACACCGGCTCTTGAGCTAATATATCTCCGCCGTCAACCTTCTGATTAATCCAATATACCGAGCAACCGGTTATCGCATCACCCATAGCAACAGCCCAGCGTACCGCATCCCTACCGCGATGCCTGGGTAATAACGACGGATGAAAACCGATCCCTCCAAATTTGGCCTTTTCGATTACCTTATCAGAAATATAAAAATGACTGTGCGCCGCAATTATCAAATCGGTATTGTCCGGAATATCAGCGGAAACCAACCGTTCCAAATTACTTATGACCGGTATGCCTTTCATTTGAGCTGGACCTATCATTTTATCATAATATTTTTCCTGTGGTGGCGGCGCGATACCGACAATATTATGTCCCCGATCATAGAGTTCAAGCATAACCGCCTTACCAAAACTTTTTTGTCCACAAATAAATAGATTCACTTATTCACACCTCCGCACCTATGTATTTGAATCCCTGTACCGCTCGGAAGTGGCCACCATATCCGGCCCCTTGAACCAAACCACCAGACGGACTATTTCGGATTGTCCTTATGCTTTTGATTTTATTATCACCATATAATCTAGCGCTCGTCTGCTCCCACTTTTTTCCCCTGCGCAACGCCATACATAATTGTGGGTGCGACGTATGAAAGAACGTAGGATACTTTTTCTGGCATCGGCCGTTCCCCTCCAGATGGTATTGGCATATCCATTCTAAGAACCGGAACCCCACCCCGGCCCCTTGCCACTCCGGCATGGTTACGAGTCGAGTGGAACGGTATGCTTTTGCATTAAAAAAAGGAGACACCGCCAGATGACAGGCGAGCTCCCCATTTACAGTACCGACAAAATACTCCGCTGCAGGCGGCATAGGTAAATCTAAATAGTAATGTGGTTTAAAATATCTCCAGTAACTACCGTCCGTCTTGAAAATCTGTAGTTCGATCTTTGGGCGGTGCCGATGACACCCACGCTCAAATATTTTAGTTTTAGTATCAAATACCCAATCGGGCTGAACCCAATCTAAAATATCATAGTGTGGGGTTAGTAACACCACCTTCCCGTTCGGATTAGTCCTTCTCCATGCTTTCTGGAAGGCCTGTGAACCTATCTTTGCTATCTGCCTGTCAATCACCGAAGTAAACTCATCAACAACTACCTGCTCCGGCTTCTCGCAGATTAGTCTGGCTAGGCCAGCTCTGAACTGTTCCCCGTTTGACAGCACATGAAACGGCCGGAGCCATGCTGGGACATCACCAAGCCCGACATTTGCCAGAGCTCCCGTAACTTCATTAAAGTCACCTTGGGGAGCTATTTCATCAATAATCGGTTTTTCGGGATCCCAGCCCTTTGAATAATCATGTATTAAGTTTTTACCAAAAATCACCTTGCCTATTGAAGATTTTCCGGAACCCGAAGGGCCAACTACTACTCCGATCCCCCAATCCCCTGACAAGTCGATTTCAGCTTCTAAATCAAAATTGCATCCATTAGAAGCATTGAATAGACTTTTTACACGTGCTGCTCTGTAACTATTGAAATCACTCGTCCGATTATGGACTTCAATTTTGGTGAGATGATTCATGTTGCCACCACCTTACACTCATACCCCTGTGCAATGAGATTTTCATAAACTTCCTGCTGCACCGACTCATTTTCGCATATTACAATGACTCCATACTGTTCGCGATAATTAAAATTCCCTCCTTCCGATCTTTGGCTGCTGGCTTCATTCAGCTCCATTTCAAGCGTTTCAGCTTCCTTTAACATGTCCGCGATCTCTTTTTCATCATAACCGGTCAACGACGCAAAGTCTGCCTCCACCAATTCCTGCATGATATCAGCCAATTTATCCATGTCCCAGCTGCCTGATATCTTATTCAAGGCCACGTTGAGTGCCTTTTCCTCTATCGGATCCAAATCGACCACACTGACCTCGACTTCTTCGGCACCCTGGTCGATCAGAACCTTTAAGCGTTGATGACCTCCTACGACATTTCCGGTACGCTCATTCCAGACAATAGGCTCTACACAGCCAAATTTGTTGATGGACTCTTTCAGCTTCTGATACTCCGGATCGCCTGGCTGCAAATCTTTTCTTGGATTATAGGCAGCCGTTTGTAATTCACTTACTGATACCTTTTTTATGTGC